AAGAGCAGGCCGCCGCCGCGGCCCGCGCCATGCAGCAGCAGATCGAGGATGACTTTGCCGAGGCCGGTTACAACGCCCATGCCCGAGACGTAATCGAAGATGCGTGCCAACTGGGCACCGGCATACTGAAAGGCCCAACCGTAGTGAACCGGACCCGCCGGGCGTGGATCACCGACCCGCAGACCGGCCAGAGCGTCATGGAAGTGCAGGACGAACTGCGAGCCGGGCTGGAGCGCACCGATCCCTGGGACTTCTTCCCGGATATGTCTGCCGCGAACATGAGCGAGGCTGAATTTGCCTTTGAGCGGAAATTACTGAACCGCAAGCAGATGCGTGAATTGTCGGACCTGCCTGGCGTCATGCTGAATCAGCTACGTCGGGCGCTGGAGAATAACGAAGGGCGCCACATTGCCGAGGACCGCCGCCACGAACTGCGAGCGATTACCGGCGTGGATACCGTCACCAACGACAAGAAGTACGAACTCTGGGAATACTGGGGGCCGATTGACAAGGAAGAACTGAAGGCTTGCGGCTGCGATGACATTGACGACGACCCGCTGATTGAATACACCGGCTGCATTCTCATGGTGGGCGGCCACGTTATCAAGGCCGCCCTGAACCCGCTGGAAACCGGCGACCTGCCGTACAGTGTGTTTAACTGGGAAGCCGACGCCGCCTGCATCTTTGGCTTTGGCGTGCCGTACCTGATGCGTCAGCCGCAGAAAGTCGTCAACGCCGCCTGGCGCATGATGATGGACAACGCCAGCGTATCAGCAGGCCCGCAGATTGTACTGAAGAAGCGAGGCATCGTGCCTCAAGACGGCGACTGGGCGATCCGCGCCAACAAGGTCTGGCTCGATACCGGCGACGAGCCAGTGGCCAGCGCCTTTCAGACATACCAGATCAACAACAACCAGGGCGACCTGTTTGCCATCTTTGAGTCGGCGCAGAAGTTAGCGGACACCGAAACCAATCTGCCTATTCTGCTGCAAGGCGAAGGCATTGGCGGGGGTCCGGGCTCCAAGACGTTCGGCGGTATGCAGATGCTGATGAACAATTCCAACATCGTGCTGAGATCCGCGACCAAGAACTTTGACGATGGCGTAACCACTCCCACCGTCCGCCGCTTCTACGACTACCACATGATGTACACCGACCGCCCGGAGATTAAGGGCGATTTCGACATTGTAGCCAAAGGCACCAGCGTTCTGGTGGCCAGGGAGGAACAGCAGGAAAAGCTGATGATGCTGTCTCAGGTAGCGGCACAGAACCCGATCTTCTCAGAATTGACCAACTGGGGCGGGCTGTACCGGGAGATTCTGCGCACCCTGCAAGTGCCGGTTGATAGCGTGGCCTACACCGACGAGGAAATGGAGCGCAAGGCGCAGGAGCAAGGTCAGCAGCAGGAGCCGCCGCTTGAAGTCCAGGTGAAGATGAAGGAATTACAGATCAAAGAGCAGGAGCTGCAACTGAAGTCTCAGCAGCAGCAGTTTGAGCAGCAACACAAGTCTGCCGAATTGCAGACCCGGCAAGAAAAGGACCGCATGGAAATCGCCTTGAAAGAAGGCATCACCATGAAAGAACTGGAGGTCAAGGTGGGTATGCACTCGCAGGAACTGGAAGCGGAAATGCAAAAGACCGCCGCCAAGCTGGCAACAGACCGCGAAACCAAGGCCGCGCAGTTGGCCGACAGCCAGAACGAGCGCATGGCGCGCAGAGAAAATATGCAGCAAGGCTTTGACAGCTACTCATGATTGATCGCCACGGACACACCTGGATGACCATTGAGCGATGGCTGAATGAACGCCGGGACGATGGCGTGCAGTCGCTTATCAATGGCTCGCCCCACGACGACCAGAAGCGCGGAGAGATTCGCGTGATTGATGATTTGCTGGCCTACGCCAGTGACGAACCGGAGCCTGTCGTTAAGACGAGCCCCGACTACTGAATCAGACCGCCATCCGGCGGTTTTTTTATGCCTATCAGGCAACCACCAGCCGTTCGGGAGAACCGCTAAATGACCGACCAGCCGCTTAACCAGCCGCAGGATGACAATTACAGCGACCAAGAGCAGGACTTTGACAGCGCCTTTGAGGAATACGCCAAAGGCACTCAGCCTGCCGAGGACCGCGACGAGTATCACGTTGACCGTGACGCCTTGCCCGAGAGCGACACAGCGGACGACGGCGAACCGGAAGACCTTGCCGCCAAGCTCAAGACGCTGGAGCAGGAAAACGAGCGCCTGAAGCACTCCGACGCCTCGCAGCGCGGACGACTGGGGGCTTACCAGAAGCAGATCAATGAACTGCAACGCAAGCAGCAGGAGTTCGACGCTGCCAAACCCACCAACCCGTCAGGGGAGCCGCAGAACGACAACCAGCAGAAGCAGGACATGGCCGAGTCCATGGGTGTGGATGACTGGAAGGAGTTTGCCGAGGACTTCCCCGACATGGCCCGCGCCTTTGAATCTCGTCTGAAAGCAGACCAGCAGAAACAGGCGCAACTTGAACAGCAGGTTTCAGAACTGAGATCCGCTGTGCAGCCCATACAACAGCAGGCCCATGAGCAACAACTTCAGTCAGAGTATGCCCGCCTTGAAAGCCGGCACGACGATTGGCGAGAAGTGGTCAATGCGCCCGAGTTCCAGACATGGCTGCAATCGCAGAATCCGACCATCCAGAGCCTATCAGAATCCGAAAGCGCCGATGACGCATCCGCGTTGCTGGACTTCTACAAGGGCGTGAGTGGGCCGGGTAACGACAACAGCCGTGCTCAACAGCACGACAAGCGGAAAAGCCGACTGGCCAACGCACAGACTGTCAGCCGCCGTGGGGCGGGGCAGAGAAGCGGGACACCAGAGGACTTTGACGCGGCCTTTGAACACTACGCCGCCAAGAGGCGGTAACTCCCAATTTACGAGGTAATACATCATGGCTATCACAACTTACGGCGACATTTCCCAGCGTACCGCCGCCTGGGCCGCCACCGAGATGCTGTCTCACGCTGAGCCGATCCTGGTTCTGTCCAAGTTCGGTCAGTCCAAGCCGCTGCCGAAGAACAAAGCCGACACGGTGAAGTTCCGCCGTCCGGTGCCGTTCGCCACCATCACCACACCGCTGACTGAGGGTGTGACCCCCAGTTCGCAGCAGATGGCGTATGAGGACGTAACGGTTCAGATCAAGCAGTGGGGCGCCTGGACCGAGATCACCGATTACGTCAACGACCTGTCGGAAGATCCCGTTCTGTCTGACGCTTCGATGCTGTGTGGCGAGCAAGCCGCTGAAACCATCGAGTACGAAACCTGGGGCGCGATTCGTGCCGGCACCAACGTGTTCTACAGCAACGGCTCTGCCCGTACCGATGTAAACACGGTGTACAGCCTGTCTACCCAGCGCGCCGTGACTCGCTCGCTCAAGGCCAATCGCGCCAAGAAGATCACCAGCATGGTGGGCGGTTCCCCGAACTACTCCACTGAACCGGTCGATGCCGCGTTCATCGGCTTTGCGCACACCGACCTGGAAGCGGACATTCGGGACATTCCCGGATTCGTGCCTTGCGAGAAGTACGGCAGCATGAAGCAGTTGCCCTACGAGATCGGCAAGGTCGAGGACGTGCGTTATGTCCTGAGCCCGGTTCTGGATTCGTTCGCAGACGCAGGTGGCGCCGCAGGCTCTACCCTCAGCACAACCGGCACATCGTCTGACGTGTACCCGATTGTGATTGTGGGCAAAGAAGCCTACGGCCTGATCCCGCTGAAAGGCGCAGGCGCTGTCACTCCGCAGGTTCTGAACCCTGGAGTGCCACGCGGCGGCGACCAACTTGGTCAGCGCGGCTCTGTGGGCTGGAAAGCCTACTACACCTGCAAGGTTCTTAATGAAACTTGGATGGCGAGAGTGGAGTGTTCTGCCTCGGCCCTGTAATCAATAACTTGCACTAAACGAAGAGTGGCCAGCGCGTCACTCTGCAACCTGAGCCCCGGCCACCATACCGGGGCTTTTTTATGACACGCACTGAAGGACGTTCACATGAGCGAGATCAACACAGAGGTTATGACCCGCGAGGAATTAGAAGCGACCGCCAAGGATCTGGGGCTGTCTTTTCCGCACAACGCCGGTGATGACACATTGCGCACCAAGATCAGCACAGCCTTGGGCGATACCGGCAATGGCGAATCAAAACCCGCCGCCAAACCAGCCAAGAAAGACGAAGCTGGCGAAAAACACTACGAAATTATCATTGCCCGCCACGACCAGGACAAGCAGCCGGTGCCGGTTGGCGTCAATGGCAAGACCTGGCTCATTCAGCGCGGCGAGAAGGTTATTGTGCCCAAGCGCGTGGTGGACAACTTGAGCAACGCGGTTCAGTTCAACTACGACCCGGCCACCATGAAGCGCACCGATATCCAGAGCTACCCCTTCCAGATTCTCCGCGAGGTCTGATCTATGAATTTTCTGGAACTCTGCCAGCGACTGCGACAGGACACCGGCTCGATCGGCACCGGCCCGGAAACAGTGACCAGTCAGAGCGGCAACGATGCGCGCCTGGTGTCATGGATTCGCAGCGCTTGGCAAGAGATCCAGACCGA